AACACTTGAAGTAATGTTTTCTTTCGTCTTTTTCATTGCTTTTTCAAGCAAATCAACAACATTTTCCTGATGACTTTTCTTCATGTTCATGTATGTTTTATAGAACTCATTGCTTGAAGTTTTATGCTTCAATTCACTGATAATTGCCAAACTACCGTAGCAGTCACGAATCATCAAATCCCAAACCTGTTCAGCATATGTGAATGAAGGAAATTTGTCAATTGCAACAATTTCACCATCAATTAAAACAATGATACCAATCAAGTTTTGGGGACGTTCGAAGTGAGCAATGAACTGTTCGAGTTTCTTGTCATACTTTTCAAAGTATACGTTCAAATAGTTACCAGTATTTGAACCAGTTTCCTGACCCAATTTCTGAATTGCAGGATAAGTCCTTGAATATCCACCTGAATGTCCAATAGTATCGAATAACATTTCACGCATAGTTATAGGAATCATACGGAATTCCTGAGTACCACGGAAATAACCAGTTTGTCCACCTTGAACGCAACCTGCGTCATGGTAAGTTGTATTAGCATTTGGCTCAATATAACCAGCCTTAATCATACCGTGATTCTGTGCACTTTGCTTAGTCATTACAGCCATTTGTGTTGGTAAAATAACTTCCTTATTTTCCTTATTAGTAAAACTAACTTGACCATAAGATTGGTTACCAGCCACTAATGCTGTTAATGGATTCGCAAAACGACTATCTAAAGAATATTCAGCATCAGTAGTTAAGCAAACTACTTGCATGTTCATAATTGACTGAACAATAATGTTACCATCTTTGTCCTTGATTGGACGGCAACCTTTAAGTAATTCTGTAAAATCTCTTGTATTCATGATTCAAGTTATTAAGCGTTAATACTAATTTTTGCGGTTCTCTTAACAGGTGCAGACTCAAGAGCCAATACCTGATTTTCGAGCCACCTTTTTGTGTCGATTTCAAGCAACCTTGCATTGATTTGTGGTTGTAATGCTGTTGGATTATTAATTGCTATTGTGGTAACACCACTTCCCAACTTCCTTACATTAGCACCCATTTCAGCACTGGTGATTGGTGAAATCTGGAAAATTGGAAGTTCCCTTCCTGTTTCTGATTTCCAAATGGTAATAACTTCGTTGGTTAAACCATCATATGCGTTTTCGTAACCATCAGTTAAGATGAAAATTGCATCATATGGTCTTACAGCATCTTCTCTTTTTAATAATTCGATGAACGAAGTTGCCAAATCAGTTATAACATCAGTTGTTTTAATAACAACAGCATTTTGTGCTGACTTGCTAAGAACTCTTGCAGTAAAATCAGCAATTGCTCTTGGGGTATTCTTAGACTCATTCTTATTACCAGTCATCGAAATGCTGTCATCAACAACAATACCAATATTTGGGTAGAAGAATCCCTGAATTTTCTTCTTTTCAGCAAGTTTTTCAATTGCACTTCTCAATTCAGCAGTAAAAGTTGTTTCATAGCCAGTCTTGTAAAGTGCAAGGAAATCAGTTACCTTTTCAACATCAACAGTTTTTTCAACACCCAACTTTGCAGTTGATTTGGTCTGACGCACCTGTTGATTTACTGAAGTTACCTCAACATTCTTCCTGATTAAAGCCTTTGTTGCTTCTCTCTGAATATCGGTTGCCCACATACTGTGATATTGTGGATGCTTAACATTTGAAATCAAACCAAGCAATACTTCTTCAGGCACATTCTTGATACCAGTGATATCAATTTTTGCCTTCTGATATTCACTTAAAAGAGGAAATGTCTGAGCATCATAAGTCACATTATCAGTTTTCTTAAATAAGAAAAGTAATAATTTGAATGCCTTATTTGAATCACCGATGAAATATTTCAATATGCTTTCATATGCAATTGCAAATTCTTTATCGCTATCAAACAAACCATTAGTGCCGATTTGTTTTTGTGCAATTGAAAGTAAAATTGAAGTTTTTTTCTGACCATAAACATGCTTCAAAATATTAGCAATCTTGTTACGGTACTTCATTGCATAGAATTCAAGATTGCCTTGACCCCAAATGAAACCAAGAATAATTTTTCTTGACCTTTCGTTATTTACTTTTGCGTTCTTCATATCAACAAAAAGACGCAATACGTATGGTAAACCATTATCAACATAAAGGTTATTCAATGCAGTAAGAACTGCTTTATCACTTAATCCATTATCATACCAGTCAATTGGATTAACAATATTACATGCTCCACCCCTTAAGGTATTTTTAAATTCATTTAAAAGTACCTCAGACACAAATCGACCAGTAGCACCCTTTTGAGACGCAATAATCAATGGGAGTTCTTTTGAAAGTTTATACATGCCCTTAATTTGAGCCTGAATTGCTTTCATTTGGTCATCTTTGCTGTGGTAGTAAGTAGCACTGCTTTTGCTACCTGATGCGATAGTAAGACCATCAATCAAGTTTTGCTTGATTGTACCAAGCATCTTTTGTGTTAATACCAATTTTTCCATAGTATAATCATTATTTATTTATAATTATTTCAACGCTTTTGGCGAAGTATTTACTGTTTCCAAAAATTTCTGTAAATGAGAAATTGACTGTCTGTTTTGTTCTTCGGTACGATGACCACCCTTATTAAAAAGCAGTGTTTCAACAACCGAAGCCATTCCTTCAAGCATCAACTCTTGATTTCTCTGTAAAGTTTCAACCTTATTTCTCAATTCTTTGGTATCATCAGCAGTTTCAACACAAAACTTCTGATTTAACCATTTTAAACCTTCTTCTGTCACTCTCACAGGATTATTTATAAAATAACCCGACTTAACATATTTTGGAAATGGTCTACTCTTTTCATCAACAATTTTATGATATTGTAAAATATTGAATAATGAGTTCCTTCCAATTTTACCATAAAAATCACTCAAATTCAATTTTTTTGCAACTTCACTCATTGTATATAGAGTAATTGCAGGTTTTACCTGTTGTTTTAACTCTTTATACCTTTTCTCAACATCAATAAAGTACTGGCGTGCTTGTCTTCCTTTTTCGTTGTTTTGAACCATTGAAAGTTCTTTTGCGCAATCGAGAGTTAACGCATATTCAATACGATACACTCTTTTAAGTGCTTGTGAATCAGATTCGCTATTTTTAGCGAATTGAATTTTTCTACCCTCGATATCATAAAAAATTCGAGCATAGTCCACATTTTCAACAAATCCATATTTTTTTATTCTACCTTTCAACCAATTTGAAAAGTCTTGTTTTACTTCGAGAAATACGTGTAAATCTCTTGCATTTACAACTGGATTGCCTGTTTTAGCACTTACATTGATTTTAACTAATTCGTTCATAACATATTAGTTTAAGTTAATTGGTCAAATATACAAAAATTTTATTTACAAACAAATTATACGAACAAAAATTAATTATGTTACAAAAAAAACAAAAAAAAATAGGCGAGTTAAATGTATTTCTACATTTGTTCCCGCCTATTTTATTTGTGGAATAACTCCTCTTCGGTTTAAGAAGAAGTTCGGTTGTATTGTTGGTAAGTTGTCTCCCCCTCTCACTTGGGGGGAGATTGCATGTTTCAACTACTGTAAACACATCCAGTTCTTCCACTAATTTAATGTTTTTGAAAAACTCGGCACTGCTGCTTAAAAAACCATTCATGACCAATTGTATTCTAAAATACAACTTCAAATGTTAGGTGATACGCCCCGTTTTTGCGAAAAACACTGGTATCAACAGCCAAAAACTTCAAGCGGGTTTATTTAAGAATCCGCTTTTAAAAGGTTGGGAACAATTTTAAAGTATTTTCTTTTGTTTTGCAAGTTTAAGAGACTTGTGCCTTACCCACTTGGCTAATCGTTCAATTTTGGCGAACAATGATGGATTCGAACCATCGTATTACTGTAAATACTTTACGTTTTCCCATTTGCGGGGAGAGAAGGAATCGAACCTTCATTTGATTGTTTCCAACACAATTGCATTACCTTTACTGAAAACACCATAAGTTCTTCCATTTAAGGAAGCATTGAGATAGTATTTTTTTGTTTTTCATTTTGCTATCTCCCCGTATATCAACATTCTAAAGAACATTCAAAAAATGCTTGGTTACGTTGCTTTCGCAAGAGGCTTGACCAAGCCTAATAAGTTTTGAAGAAGTTTGTTCGTATTATCGTCACCGTTCTTCATTTTGTAGCGGGTAAGGGATTTGAACCCTTGACCTCTTGGTTATGAGCCAAGCGAGATACCGCTTCTCCAACCCGCAATGTAATCGGATTATTATAAGAATCCAATAACTTTTAATGAGAAAAGGATAGTTTGTTTGTTTTTGGTGTATTTGACAATGCTGGAGTTGAACCAGCGACATTCTGCTTGACGTGCAAAAACTCTACCAACTGAGTTAATTGTATTTACTGTAAAAACAAACCGTTTCCTTTTTTTTGCGGGGAAGGCAGGACTTGAACCTGCAGACAATTGTTTCATAGACAATCTGCTGTACCATTTACTGAAATCACAATCAGTTCTCCTGAAGGAGTATTACGACCATAATCTTTGTAGTTTACTTTCGCATACTTCCCCAATTTTAAATTCAATTCTTAAAAGAACTTTGTCCCAAGACGATGCAAAAATAATACACTTTTTTTGATTGTGCAAGTGTTTTTCAAAAAAAATTTAAAAAAGTGAAAAATTTTTATTGCACGTCTGGAACTATAAATACGAAAGTTTTTGTAAAAAGTTACAATTTTTTATAAAAATTTTTACTCATTTTTTATAACATTCTGATTCTTACGAAGTTTTGCAAGAATTTCTTGTATGTTTTTTTCATCACCTTGTGGTGCATCAGGGTCAACAAACTTAAATTCCACGTCAGATTTTTCTTCTAATATTTTATGTAGTGGCATTCTTGAAATGGAATTTTCTTCAATTTTTGGCTCGATTTTAGGTTCAAGTTTAATGTTTTCATCCATTTTTACTTCAGGAATTTCATTACTATTTACAGTAATTGTTTCACCAGTCCATTCAAAAGAAGATGTATCTTCGATTTTTACACCATCACCTACTCCATCATTTACACCACCGCCAACTATATTAGTTGCTTCTTCATTCATTCCCCCACTTACTCCCTCATTTATTTCTTCACTTTCATCAAGTTCGAATATTTCTTCACTTTTTTCTTTAACAACTTCTTTAGCAAACTCAACAATTTCTTTAAGTTCTTCTTGACTTAAATCCATTCTACTTGTATTAATATGTATTGTTTCAATTTCAGAACCAGCATCATGTATTTTTGGAGTTTCAAACTCATTCAACTGATTCATTCTTAACAATTCATTAATTTTTTGAGGGTCAGACATAGCATTACCAACAGTAGCATTAACATTATCACTGTTCAACTTTTCCATTATTTCACTTTCACGCACACAAATTTTTTCGTGAATCTTTGTTTGAACAGATTCTACATGTTTTTCAAGTTTATTTATATCATTTTCATCATGATGTTTTAAACTCTTATTAATTTTAGAATACTTATATCTAGGGTCTTCAATTATAATTTGCATTGTATCGTTATTAAATATACAATCTTCAAATTTTTGACCGTCCTGTGCAAACCTTGCCTTTAATATTGAAATATTAGCAAGTTGTGCTTCTTTTTGTTCTTGTGTTTTAGCAACACTCATAAAGAAGTGTGCTTTCTGAATTCTTTTAATGTTACCACCAGATTGTTGTGCTTCAATAAATTTTGCACCAAAACCTGAACGATTTGATTGAATAGCAGTCCATGCGGGAATATCGAAATCACTTGCAAGTGCTTCAAATCCTTTAATAATTGCTAATTCTGCTTCATTTCTATCTGGTACTTTTTTATGTGATTCAAGACAATCAAGATAGTCGAGAACAAGCATATCGAACTTAAATCCGTGCTTCTTTTGGTATGCAAGCATCCAATTACGAACATCCATCATTGTAGTATTTTCCTGTTTAAATCTTTTTATAATCAGTCTACCTTTACCTTCCAATGATTTAACTTTATCGTAAACAACTTTCTTTACCCTTTCGATTTCTTCTTCATCATCATTAAGTTTACTTAATTTAGATTTTGCCCAAATAGTATAATGCTTACGTTTTATTTGGTCTTTAGTGTCCTCAAATATAATTTGTGCTACATTTTTTTCATCCTCATACGCAGTATTTGCAATGACAGTCAATGCAGTAGTTTTACCAACACCAGATGGTGTTAATATTACACCAATTTCACTCTTACCCAAACCACCACCAGTCAATACATCAATTGCACCGATTCCCGTTGGTATCGGTTGTCTAAATTCCTTTCTTAATGCTTTATCAATACCTTCAATAACTTCTTCACAATCATCTTCTTCTTCACCAATATGTGAAATTTTTTGAAATTTTTCTTCAATTGATGCTATAATATATTTGTTTTTAATATCACCACTTTTTACCTTATCTGTAATATTTTCAGCAAGTTTACGGTATTCTTGTTGTTTAACAAATTGATGTGCTGCTTTTTGAACAACATCACCATCATAAAGCATTTGCTTATTGATTATTCTTTCATTCCAAAGTTCAATACGCTTAATTACTGAAAATAAAGATTCTTCCTCAATAATATTATTGGGTGTTTTATACTTATTGATTGCTTGTTGTATACTTTTATTTTGAAGATTTGGTACTTTTTGATATTCTTTATAAAATTCCAAAATAATAACAAAAAGTCGTCTTAAATTAGGGTCGTCAAAATACTCAATTGCTAAATCAGGTATAATTTTTTCAGCAAATTCTGGTTCAACCAGTAACTGCCACATTAATTTTTGCTGAAAATCAACACCAAGATATGCTGAAAATGTGTTTTCTGTTAATTCTGCCATTTCGAAAAATATGAGTATGAAAAGTTATTGCAGATATTATAATCCGCAATAACTTTAATAATTACTAATTGAATTAATTACGTATGAGTTTCCTCAACATTTCTTCTCTTTTAGATGAAGAAAGTTCTCGAATCTGATTGATTGATAATCCTTTGTAATTAATCAAATCATAATCATCCCACATATTTTTAATATCATTCTTTTTGATTTTTTCAAAAATAGAGTCTGCGATTTCAACAACTGCATCAGTTAAATCAACTGACCATCTTGCAACTGAATTAAAACCATCAACATAAAACAATCTTTCTACGATTGGATTTTCGTTGATATATAATCCGATTTTACACTCAACACCACGAATTACTTTTTCTTCAATTTGTTGAACCACTGGTTGCGGATTATATCGCATTTCGTTTCTATAATGTTGTGGATATGAATTAATCATACTTTGGTGATAACCAAACAAATCATATACATGATTTTCGCCACCAACTACACTTAAATCTCTTCTCCCAACTTCAACAACTGCATCATAACTTCGTTTAGAAAGTGTTTTCTGTAATTTTGTTATTGCACGTGGTAATATATCTCTAATATCAATAGAATACCTTGTGAAAGGATTGAACTGGTCAGCATCAAATATTTTTTCACAAAGCAAAACATCTCCTTGATATAAGGAAAATCTAAACACGTTGTTATTTTCTTTTTCGCTCATAGATTTTTTATTTAAATTGTTATTAACTACGACAAATATAATAAGAATCTATCAAAAGTAAAAGAAATTTTTATAAATTACCCTTATTATTTTTCATATATTCAGTAAGTAATTGTTTTTCATTCATTATGACAGTATAGAATGGTTCAACATAATTTGGAAATGTACTGCCATATATTTGTAAAAATTCATCTTCTTGCATCATTTTAAACAAATTTTTACTTCCCCTATTTTCTGGAGATAATGGCATTTCTAGTTGTTTTAATTCATCTTCCGCCTGTTCATTTAGCATCGGTTCTCTTAAATTAACTAGTCTAAAATTAGTTTTTAACCTATCTACATTGTTTAATAAATTTTCTAATACTTTAAGTGGTTTCTTTTTATTTAAAATTCTTTCTTTATTTATTTCATCTGCTTTAACACAGATTTCACGAACAGAAAGATGTTTATATTTTAATTCAGGAAAATATTTTAATAGTGTATCCTCACCCATACCGCTAATTCCTTGAACATTATCGGCATCATCACCACAAATTATTTTCATCACCAATGCATTTGAATAATGATGATTAAAATGCATTATATAATTTGATTTAGTTACTGGTTGATTAATATTTGGGAAAATTATGGTTATATTAAGGTCTAATAATTGTGCAAAATCCCTATCATTTGAATATAAAAAAATCTCTTCTTTATTATTTTTTTGTAGACAATATGCAGCAATAATATCATCTGCTTCTATATCATCCACTTCAATTTGCCTTAAAAAGAGTTCTTCAGCATACGCTTGAACTCTTTTTCTTTGCTTTAGTAGGGATTCTTCTTTTTCTTTTTCTCTGCGAATTTCTGCAGCAGTCATTTCAATCTTTCGATACCATTCTTTTGTTTTACGATTTGCTTTATATTCCTTGTCAATTCTATGTCTGTAAATACCACCACCTTCACCGTCCCATACCAATATGACTTTATTTATCATATGGTCTTTAATTAACTTACGAATGGTTGTTAAGAAAGAATACAATCCACCAATATGACCAAATTTAATGGTGTGTGTATCCTTTGCGCCATGAAATGAACGTTTCAAAAGATAAGAAGAATCCACTAATAAAGTTCTGGTTTTCATTATTCTTGGTCAGTTTCTGCTCTTTCGATTACACCATCAGCAAATGAAATTTTACCATTTGCGTCAATTGCTTTTGTTGCAAGGGTAACTTCATCAGCATTAATGCTATCATCTTCAAATAAATTACGGAAATAAAGAATGTGTTCTTTCTTGAACTCATCTTCATCATCAGGATGTACAAATCCAAGCGGTGTTGAAATTATACGACCTTCCATTGATATACCGCCAAGCGGTCCATCAATGTGGTTCTTTGCTACAGCAATTTTAGTTTCAATACCATAACTTACGTCACGTTTTTTACTGGTTGCTACTGCTGCTTTGGTTGAGTGACTAACAATACCACCAAAATGATAGATAAGTCTTGCACCAAGATACCAAGTTTCACCACCTTTATGCTTAACAATACCCTTATTCATGTTATCAATCCAAATTTTTTGAACTGCAGCAACCGTATTGGTATACGGTTTATTTTGCTTTCTTGAACTTGGGATTGTATTGTTTAGCAAGTACATGAATGCTTTTTCATAAGCACCTGCATTCCACATATTGTTCTGAGTATCATCTTTTTCAGCAGCATCGATGGTTTTAATACAGTTTAATGTACCAATTGAATCTATTGCAAATAGTAAATCATATGGTAATTCACCTGCTGCTTGCATATCAAGAAAATAGTAAAAACATTTTGCTAAATCTTCAATTGCTGCTTCATTTCTATCCTTGTTCTGCTTTTTACCAAACTCGTTAAGAAGATAATCATTATCAATTCTAATGTAATTATCAAAATCGAAACCAAGTTCAGTCAATCTGTAGTTTCCTCTACCCATATTGTTTTCAGTATCAATTAGAATAGGAAGAATACCCATTTTTTGTGCTGCTACAAGAACTTCACAAATTGCTGTTGATTTACCAGTATTTGTATGTCCACGAAATAGATTAACATATCCTTTTGCGACACCGGGTAGACCAGTTGCTTTCTTGAAACCCTTTGAAAATTCAATCCATTGCAATGGTTTATCTGGAACATCTTCAACACCCGCTTTTTTCTTAAAATTATCTAATGAAAAATTCTTTTTAGGTGTTGGTTTACGTACTTCGTTTGAAGGAACTTCATCGATTACTTTTTTTGCCATATTTGATTTAATTTTTAGTATGGGTTAAATGGGGGGGGACTGTTACCCCCCCCTTTAATTAACACAATGATTTTTAGAAAGGTAAATCATCATAGTCCGAACCACCACTACTTTCAGTATTAGTTTGTTCAGTTTCGTTTGATACATTTTCAGAAATTACTTCTTCACCCATATTTGTGGCATCATCAGTAAATTGACCTACTTTTGATTCAGTAATATTACTAATGGTAACACGTGGGTAATCTTCTTCATCCAAATCAGATGCATATTCGAAATTGTCATCATCATCAGCGTCAAGGTTTGCCTTACGTGTATTTGCTGCTTCTTCAAGGTCAGGACGACCCGGGAATACCCAATGCTTGTTGTTCGCATCAGTATCTTCCCAATAAGGATTAGTACCATTTGCAACCATTTCAAGAAACTCATATGGTGTAATGTTTGGTGCTTTTTTGGGCGTAAAAACATCTCTCCAACCAATATCATCATCAAGCCATTGTCTTGCAACGATTGGGTCAGCACTTAATGGAGATTTACCACGGAAAGTGATAGCAGAGATTGCTTTATAAACATGACCATTAAATTCACTGTCGGTCATAATAATGCTTAAATCAGTACCATTTACGGGGTCAGAGAAATCTGCCTGATTAGTTGACATGTATTCTTCAAGAATAGGAAGTAACTTGTCAAGAGTACCTTGATTTTTGTAGTTATGCTTAAATCTCCAAAATTTTACTCCGTCTTTTTCAGCACCTTTATCAATACCACGAACAATATAAAACTTTTTGGCTTCCCATTTAATGGCTTCCTTGTAAATTTCGTCATTCTTGGCTTTGATTAATTTTTGTGCTTCGTTCATATTCTCCTTCTTGATTCCCTTTAATGAAGGGTCTTGTTTTGCAAGAAGTTTCTTATATTTAGCACAAAGAGGACATGGAGCAGGAACTAGTATTGGACTTCCATTACTATCCTTAATAATTTGTCCATTAGCATCCAATTTAGGAACTTTTGGGTCATTGTGAGCAGGACAATAAATTACTGTGCCATGCTTTTTCTTTCCACCAGCAGCATTAGTAGTAACAACATGGAAAAATGCTTCTTCAATATGCTTCTTACCTTGTTTTGGTGGAAGGATTCTAAAGATTTCTTTGGTTTTTCTCGGAACGAAATACTTTGCGAGAAGGTCTTCACGTGTTCTACGTGTTTTGTTTGTTTGAGTTTGTTTCTTCTGATAGTCAGAGAACATTTTTTTCAACTCTGACAAATTACCACCTTGGGCATTTGCCATTTCATTTTTGTTTTCCATTACAATTAAAAATTTACAGTTAAATTATTTTTCAATTAATAAAAATTGCAGTACAAATATATTCTACATTTTCTATAAATACAAGAAATTTCAAAAATAAATAGATTTTATTATTTTAAACAGAAATAAAATTATCCGACACGATTGTAAACGATAATGTCTGTTTATTTTCATAATAATTTCCATTTTTCATTCTGATTTGTAAATAATAATCTTGCGGTATTAACCACGATGTATCAAGATTAAACTCATAACCAGTATTTGTTCTATTAACACTTGTAAATGGTATTACATCTATTTCATATTTATTACCTACTGTTGTAAATAATCTATATTCAATATTCAAAGGTAAAAAATTATTTTGATTTGGATATAATTCTTTAATAGTTAATTTAATTTTTCTAATACTACCTGCTCTAATATTTTCCTTTTCACTAATACCCCAGAAATAAAAATAGTAATTATCAAAATTAATAGTATTTGAATTATCGAATATATAATATTTATTTTGTGATATTAAATAAAATTCCCCTGAATATACACTATCCCAACCATTAATGGTCAAACTCCACTCATCTCTAAATAAAACAGCATCAGGATATGTTTCAGAATCAATATTAAGTGTTACTTTATATATTCCTTTACTAACATTTATAATTGAACTTCCTGTGATGGTTGTAACCAAATTATCCTCGTAATCGTAAATATTAACACTATTCACAGTAATATTTTGTGGAAAACCACCAATATTTACATAAAGATATAAATCATTATCTTTATCCAAATAAAAATAATTGCGGTCATCAATAATAGTATCATCAACTATTGTTTCAATATATGGTTCATACCAAGTATTGGTATTTTTTGCATGAAATGCAACTGCTTGTGTATAATACGAGTCAAGTATTTCATAACCATCAGAAAATTTAATACCTAAACCATATGATGTTCCAGTATATGCTGAAGTACCTGTATAACCAGTACCGAATAATCTTTGATTAACATAATCAGTAATATCAATTTCAAGATTTTCACTGCCTTTTTCAAATCTCTGAGTTCCAATTATTTCTGATGTTCCAGAAATATAAGCACCAGCATTTGTCCATAATGTTGTTGTTCTTGCAGAATACCAGTTAGATGCTTGAGATATTGCATTAGGTATTAATGCAGTATCGTATATGAAATCATACCCACTACCTTCATCCCAATCTTGTTTTAAATTAAAAACATTTAAATCAAAACTACTTGCCCTTTCAATTGATGATGAATATGATGTTTTTCCTAAATATTGTTGCGCATAACTAATTGTATTAGTCATATGTAATACGTGTCTAAGAATTCTATTAGGATTAATAAATCCATTCAACATTCTACTCTGTAAGTTAGTTAAATCAACATCAAATATAAATCGACTAACTCTTTTATCGACAGTGCCATACGAAACCTCAGTCACAGGATTCTGTGAATTGTTGGTTACATTATTACTAATTAACGTATTATTCTTTAAAAAATATGACCTATATATTGACATTTGCTTTTTATTATAAATACCTCACAAACAAAAAAGACTACTATTTGTAGTCTTTTATTTTATCAAATTATTTGTATTGGTTTTATTTTCTTTTATACTTATTCCACAATTTAAAATATTCATCCCTTTCCGTATCAGTTAATGAATTAAAATTCTTTTTTTCATATTCTTGATATTTCTGATAATCATCGTCATTTGTTTCACCACCACCAACAGCAGAAACAGCACCATTTGCACCAATAATATCTTCACTAACATCACCAACATTTTTTGGTTTATAACCAAGTAAAACATCAGTCATTTCTTCATCATTATCAATTGCTCTATTAATACCTTTTCTTCCAGTATTTGTTTTTGATAAATCTTCAGCAGTACCATCATCGTCTAAAATATCTGCTAATGGATGTTTTGGTTTTTCTTCAGCATTACTTACAGCATCATTCGATGCACCAAATTGTGCACTTGCTTCAGGGTCATCCTTACGTGTATAATATTCTGGGTCTTCACTTAAATGGTCAAGAACAATTTCAATTGCAGTCATTGGGTCATCAGTATGTTCTTTTTCTACTTTAAGACCTAACAATATTTGGTCTGGTTTGAATTCTAATGGTGACTTACCATCACCCTTTCCACCATGTAAAATTTCACCAGTTTCTTCTTTATCTTGTGCAAGTTGAGCAATTTCATCGCCTTGTGATTCTAATGACATACCATCATCAGTAAGATTTTCTTCTTCAGAAATTGTTGTTTTTTTAATCTTATGCTTTTTCTTTTGTTCTTTTGGATATTTACTTTTTACTTCAAATTCTTTACCAATTTCCATCTCTTCAGGATATTCAGTTTCATTTAAACCAGTCATTTTACCTTGAAATAATTTTATTGCTAATTCACGAACCATTTTGAAGTAAACCTCTTTAGGCATTTGATATTTTTTCACACCAATATTCGCTTCAAGTAATTCATCAGCCAACCTAATCAATTCTTCTTTTTTTTCTGGAGTTAATTGATTATAATATCCCATAATTGCTTTACCCATATCAATACCAGATTCTGCTTCAGGTAAATATTTATCTGCCCTTGAATAATTTTCAATTCCGCTATAATCGGGTGGAAGTGCATGAGGGTCTTCAGGTTCTACCTCTGTAGTATATTCATCATCATCAACAATAACATAATCATCATCATCTTCAAATGTTTCCTTCACAACTTTTTCAAGTTCAGGTGCTTTCACCCTTAATTCAGGATTTGTTGGTTTTTCATCAGCATATGCTTTATTCGTTTGCATATCTTCAGTACCCTTTTTATATGGAATTTTATCAATCAACTTAACAGCATCTTCATAAAGACTATCTTCAATAGCACTTTCTTCACTAAAATCAACGAAATCACCAATAACATCAGCAATTTCATTTGCATATTTTCTATTAAAATTGGTTAATGCTGGAATTCCTTCAGGAAATTCCATTTGATATGCACGTGATTTATATTTAAAACCAATTAATTCGGCACTTTCAACACTAAACACACCTTCTTGGTCACCCTCAGTTCCTGTTAATCTGAATCTGAATGTAATTTCGCTACCTTCCTTATCAGTTGTAACAATTTCAATTGTATTTTGATTTCCATTGACCTGACTATTGGTTTGTTTAATTGTTAGTTGATTGTTCTTTAATTTATTGAATGCGTTTTCAATAACATTTTCCCTCAAAATGTCTTCATTCAATTTTATTTTATTGACTCTCTGAAACATTTCATCGAATCTTTCTTTACTACCTATTGAATTATATACTTTCATGTTTTCGTTTTTTATTCAAAAATTATTGGATTATCTTTTCCGTAGTTTCTTAGTAAAATTCCCGCTAAAACATTTGCTTCATTCTCATCAGGACTTCCAGTATCGTTTGAACTTTTAGTTAATTTACCATCTAAAAATTGTTTTTGATGTACTAGTTCATGTGCTAATGTTCTTAAAATATCTGCTAAATTTCTATTAACTACTACAACTCGAATGTCTTTAATTTCTGGCGTATACTTACCAAATGAATGCATTGTTTCTGCTTCTTTTTCATCTTCAGATAGCGTAATTTTTGGTAAATTATCACCTAATTTTAAATAATCACCAGCATATTTAACAAAATCTTCAATAACCTCAATTTTCTTCTCTTTAGGAAGAAGTGATTCATTGAGATTATTGACTTTCTTCATCATTTCGAAGAGTCTTTCTTTTGTACCATATGAATGAAATACTTTCATTATATTCTATTTAATCTATTTTTAAACATTGTAATTAAAGAACCATCATCAAGTCTAACAGAAACTTCATTTTTTCAATTAACAATTGAAATTCCTCTATTATCAGTTTTCACTTTATATGGTGATACTACAACACCTTCTTTATCTATACCCGTACCATTGATTTACCAACCAAAATTGTAAATCTTGTGGTGTTGGAAATTTTTCTTTTCCCTTTTCAGTAAAAAAACACCTATATAATTGTGGGTCTTCAGCCACATAACCATTAATTTCTAATACATCTACCATCCAATGTGGTTTCAAATAATTATATATATTTTTAATACCGTCAGACATTAAATGTGTATATAATTTACTAACTTGAATAATATCATGTGGATTAATGTTGATTGTTGGTTCTTCGAAATTTGTTAAGAATTCACCATACGATTCTTTCAAATTAATTTTATTAACTTTTTGGAATATTTCAAATAATCTTTTTTTATTATCATCTATCATATTATATTGTTTCATTAAAACTATTTTGTATATCAATGTTTGATTTATGTGGTAAATCATCAAAATCTGCAACAAAAGTACCATCGGGTAATTCTTTAATTCCTTTATCTAACTCTTTTTCACGTTTTTGGTTAAACCAATTCCCTTGCCAAAAATCATTTAAATTAAAATAGTATGGATATGAAACACTGGTTTTATTCATGAGTTTTTCTGTATTTGTTGGTTCACGAACTTCTTCAACATTGGCATTAAGTTCTTCAATTTTTGTATTAATTTCTTGAACCATAGAATTCAAACCCTCTAATTGGTCATGAATGCTTTTCATTGCTTCGATGTTATGTTTTATGATTTCATTTTGAATATCATTTACACCAGTTTCTGGTGCTGCACCCATTGGGTCTGCTGCTTTAGGACTGTCAATTAAATCAGTTGGCATTTCCCCACCTTCAGGTGCTGGTGCTTCACCACCTGTTTTATCAAATGCAGGAACTGGTGTTTTTGCAGGTGTTCCAGCAGGTGCTGGTGCATCTTCTTGTTTGCCTGCTTCACCAGTTAACTGTGGAATTTCATCAAATTCCTCATTCGTATCAATCAATGGACGATATTTGGGTGTTTCGTTGATTTTATAATCAACACGAAATTTAATCTTTCGTATTTCTTCTGAAAGATTATTTATATTTTCTTTTTTCATCACAAATGAATGTTATTAATACCACTCTCTTAATAATTGTTTTCCGTTTTCTGCAATAATAATTTTATCAACTCTTTCAATAATTGAATTGTCTGATTTAATAAATTTTTTATTATCATCCAATTTTGGTCGAGCTTCAATTTCATTACTATCGGCTTCGTCAACATCCATTAAAAAATCATCAATTGCTTTTTCTTTATTAGTTTTCATAATTGTTTGTATTTAGCAATAATATTTATTACATATAAATACTATAAAATTCTTTAATTTTTAATTGTTTTATATTTTCTATTACTCTGACTTCCAATACCGCCAGTTTTGGCTCTATTTAATGCAATCCAACCATCATTAACATACTTACTTAAGTACTCACCTTCTAATACAATTGCATTCTCAACTGGTATATATTCTGTTAGTTGTTTTCTTATTGGAGTTAAATTTGTCTCTCTTATATGCTTAGTAACTGCATCATTAAAATCTTTATCTCTACTTTTTTGTTGAACATCAATATTACGTGTTAGTCCAACATATACATGATTATCTGAAAATTCATATGAATATATACACTTATTATATCTATCGCCAATTGGTTGCATGTGTTTGCATATTTCATTAAGCCATCCTCTTTTTAATGAAATATTGTATACATGTTGCGAATTCTTTATAAATTCTGTTTTAGTTTTATATTTTAGAGCTTCTTTTCTACAATTTTCATAAATATGCCAATAACCATTTGGCAATTTTTTATATATCATATGTTTACAAATATCATCAAGCCATCCATTATACATTGCCGAATAATAAGCATTCTTATTTTCCTTTTGAAACTCTTTCCTTGTATTATATTTAAACGCTAAGCTTTGACACTTTTCTTTAGTCCATTTAAATTTACTACTATAAGGTTTGCTCATATTAATACACGCATCGTCAAGTAAATCATTCTTTCTTAAAAACTCATATGCTCTTGGTGATTTAACACTAAATTCTTTTCTTGTACTATATTTTAATGCTTCAGTATAACACTTTTCTTTATTCCAAATAATTTTTCTCATAAAAAATCCGTTTAATATAAATACTAAACGGATTGATAAAATATTTTTATTTAACATTCATTTCGACAATATCGTAACAAGATATCTTCTTAAATGAATAAAATTTGGAAATATTTTATAATGAGAGATATAGATATCACCCGACAAATCTTCATGAATATTAACAACCCTGTCGTTAAGTCTGTTAAAAATATCTGAAATTGAAAACTTAAAAAATTGATACATTTTTAA